AATACAACACACGATGTACAGTTATTATTGAGAAGTAATATAGAAGCATTCCATAAAAACTGTAGATTTATATTTACATGTAACTACAAGAATAAAATTATTGAACCACTACATTCAAGATGTTCTGTAGTAGAGTTTTCTATCAAAGGAAGTCAAAAGGCAGAGATACAAGTTGCTTTCTTTCAAAGAATTGTTGGTATACTTACAGCAGAGAATATTGACTTTGATAAGAAAGTTCTCTTACAGTTAATTAACAAACATTTTCCAGACTGGAGAAGAGTATTAAATGAGTTGCAAAGATATTCTGTTTCTGGTAAAATAGATACTGCGATACTAGCAGAATTTACTGATGCAAGAGTTGATGATTTAATTAGAACTCTGAAAGCAAAAGACTTCCCTGCTGTAAGAAAATGGGTTGTAGCAAACTTAGACAATGACCCTTCTGTTTTGCTTCGTAAAGTCTATGATGCTATGTACAGTAATCTTGAAGGTCCTAGTATCGCTGCTGCGGTATTGATCATTGCAAAATATCAATACCAGATAGCATTTGTTGCTGATCAAGAAATTAATCTATTAGCAGCACTAACAGAAATCATGGTAGAATGTGAATTCAAATGAATTTTTGGGGGTTCTTAGGATTGACATTACTGTTAAGTGGCATACTATCAGGTTTTGTTGCTTACTATTCAATTATGGAAACTTATTTTAGATGAAGTCATTAAAAACACCACTAAGATATCCTGGCGGTAAGTCTCGTGCTTGCACAAAACTAGCAACAGTTTTTCCAGACCTAAGTAAATTCAAAGAATATAGAGAACCATTTTTAGGAGGTGGTTCTGTTGCATTATATGTCACTAAGATGTATCCTCATCTTGATGTATGGGTAAATGATTTATATGTACCTTTAATTAATTTCTGGAAAGAATTACAGCATGATGGTCAGGGATTACAGGACTTGCTTTGGAAGACAAAAAACATGTATCCAGATAGAGATACTGCTAAAGAATTATTCATTCAATCAAAGGAAGATTTAAACGATGAGAAACTATCGAATCAGAAAAGAGCAGCTGCTTTCTATATTGTTAATAAGTGTTCTTTCTCTGGTCTTACTGAAGCATCGTCCTTCTCTCCTCAAGCATCAGAATCTAATTTCTCCTACAGAGGAATTGAAAAACTAGCAGCATATGGGAAGTTGATAGAGAACTGGCATATTACAAATTCTGATTGGTCAGATTTATTATCAGACAGTAAAGATACTTTTGTTTATCTAGATCCTCCTTATGAGATTAAAGATAATTTATATGGTGGTAAGAAAGGAGATCTACATAAAAGATTCAGTCATGATTATTTTGCTACCATGTGTGACAAATATACAGCAACACAATTAATATCGTACAATAGTAGTCAACTAATTAAAGATAGATTTAACAACTGGTACTCTGCTGAATTCGACCATACATATACTATGAGATCTGTTGGTGAATATATGAAAGAACAACAGGGTCGTAAAGAACTTTTAGTTTTTAATTATGATAATACTAGGTCTTCATAGTGCTATTGGTTGGAACGGAAATAATGCAGATGAAATGTCTAGGATACATGATTCTGGTGCTACATTATTTGTGGATGGAAAACATGTTAGAAGCATAGATGAATCAAGACTAACAAGAAATAAATTAGAAGGCAACTATCCAGAACTAGCAATCAAATATTGTCTAGGAGATTTAACTCCAGACGATGTTGACATCGTAGCATACTCTCCAACAGCAACTCATTTATGTAATACATTTACTGCGTCTGGAGAGATATCTACATTTTTAAAATCTAAATTTCCTAATGCTGAGATATGGTACATAGGACATCATATGTGTCATGCAGCATCTGCTGTTTTTACATCACCATTTAATAGTGGTAGTTGGCTTACTTTAGATGGTATGGGTAGTCCAAGATGGGACTTTGCAGACTCATCAACCAAAGGATTTGAGAATAATAGTATAGGATATTTTGATAAGAAAAAAAGAATTTTTAGACCATTTAATTTATTTTCTGGACAAGGAGAAAATTCATTTGGTGACTACTATATGGAGATGGCAGTTCAAACATACAACCTTAAGAAAAGTAAGAGTCATAGTTATAGCGAACAGGAGGTTTGGAAAAATGGAGTCAAAGGACTTAATAATGAATTGATATTTCACTACGATGAAAAAGATTATATAGATGTATCTACATTCAGTCCAGAAGGAAAAATAATGGGACTATCTGCTTATGGTAAGATGCCAGATGCAGAACCACCATATCTATTTTCCAATGATAAAAGATGGAATGTTGATAGATATGAATTCAAACCACCTTGGGTAAATTTTTACGAATACAATGATGTATTTAAAAAACTAGATGGAGAAAGTGCAGATGATATAGCATACTATACTCAACAACATTTTGAGGATGCTTTAGTAAAATTAGTCACTGCTTTAAGAGAAGATTATCTAGAAGAAAATAATTGTTTTGCAGGTGGATGTTTTTTAAATGTATGTACAAATAGTTTATTAAGACCACTATTTAAGAATCTGCATATACCACCATATCCAAATGACTCAGGTATACATTTTGGTGCTGCAATTTACGCTGCATATAAAACACAAGAAACTATTGAAATACCAACTAATATAGCATTACTTGGTAAGTCATATGATAATTATGTACCAGAGGATGCAGATTATTATGAAGACTTTGATGATCTATGTGAGGTAGTTGCTAAATTAATAAATGAGAATAAAATAATAGGATGGTTTCAAGGCAGATCAGAACACGGTCCTAGAGCATTAGGTTCTAGATCTATTTTAATGTCTCCACACAAAGCAGAAAATAAAGATATAATTAATAGTAGGGTAAAACATCGAGAGTATTGGCGACCCTTTGCAGGAGTAACCTTAGAAGGTCGTGGATATGATTCACCATACATGCTATACTCATATGATGTAAAAGAAGATCTACCTGCTATCGTTCATGAAGATGGTACATGTAGAATGCAAACTGTTAATGACGAATTGAATCCTAAACTTTGTACATTACTTCGCAAGTTTGAAGTTCCAGTTCTTCTCAATACATCATTTAATGATAACGGTGAACCAATAGTAGAAACCCCAGAAGATGCAATCAAAGCATTTAAAAAAATGGACATAGACTACCTAGTAATCAACAACTACATTATACGATGAAAGAATTTTGGAAAGTCTGGAAGTATGCTCTCGGATCTTTTAATGATGAAACTACAAAGAAATATGATAACTGGATCTGTGTTATCAGAACAATGGTTATGATTCAACTTATCATTACTAACTGTTTTATTATTGGTGGCAATATCCGTCATTGGAATGATCATCATATACCACCATCTTATACTAAAGGGTTGTAAGTTTTGACGAATAGGTGTATAATTATACCAGAACAAATAAAATTATGGAACTCTTGATTGGTATTGCATGTTTTGCAGCACTAGGTTATTATGGTTATCTGATGGCAGGTCTGTTAGATGCTAGAAATGAAAGAAGAAGAAAGAGAGGTAAATGGAATTAAAGGACTGGTTGAAATCTATCAACCTTACTAAAGAAAATTTATTAGAGGAAGATCCAACACTAAAATATCCTGCATTCATAGTAAACAAATGTTTGTCTGGGATATTAGATTCTGTTATGTTCTCTAATGAAATGAACAAGTATCCTAACCTAGATCCTAAACTACAGTATGATTTTTTATTGCATTCTTTAAGAAAAAGGAAAAGGTTTGCTCCTTGGTTAAAGAAGGACAAGATATCAAATTTAGATGCAGTTAAGAAGTATTATAGATACAGTAGTGAAAAAGCATTGCAAGCAATGCGTGTTCTTAGCAAAGACCAAATAGAGTTCATTAAGAAGAAACTTAACACAGGTGGAAGAATATGAATGACATGTTCGTTTTTATATACGGTTTGATGTTCGCTGCAGTAGTAGGTGGTACATTCGCATTCATGTGGAGAATGACTGGCATGCTAGTCAGAGACATGGAAAAACCTAAGAAGGTTGTGCATCCTGAGATGGAAAATATACAACCAGGTGAGTCACTTCTAGTATTTAAAGAAGTGGAAAGGGAAGAAGAAAATGAAGATTCTCAGTATTGATCTAGACTTTATTTCAGCACCCGCAATCAACGACTTCTATAAGAATGGTATGAACAAAGAGATACCAGATGTTCAACCAGTCGTTCAATGGAAGCAATTACAATCTAGAATGCCAGAGGTATTTGAAACTATATCTCAGAAGATTGATATAGACAATTATGATTTTTGTTTAAGAACATATTTAAGAGCATTAAAACACTGTGACGATGTTTACTTTGGATATGACCATGACAATATTTTATATGGTTTAGAAGGACATACAGACATAGAGATAGTCAACATAGATCATCATAGTGATATACTTACAAATACCAGAAGTAGTCCAGAGGAAGAAATAAAACAGATAGATGAAGATGAGAGAGTAGTAGAGGGTAACTGGGGATATTATTTACAATCACAGGGAAGATTAAAATCGTTTCATTGGATTATGAATGAAACTACAGAGGAGTTTTTAGATACAATGCATGGGCATAAGTATCTGAATAATTTTACTTGGGGTTTTAAGAATGATTATGATTTTGGTGACTACAAGTTTGATCAAATATTTGTATGCTTATCACCTTCATATATTCCACCATTACATTGGCACATGATGAGTACATTTATCAAAGTCTATGAAGAACTTAGTGGAAAGAAAATAGAGATAGACTATCTACACAGAAAATATGAGATGGAAAAATATTATAAAGGTGTGACTAAAATTATCTACTGATGAAAATAAATTACTTGAGTCAGGACTCACCTGACAATTATATTATAAAACAATCTGAGTTTAAAGATTCTAGTGGCATGCCATACAGAAGGTGTCCATGTTTTAATCATAAAAATGAAAGAACTTTTATAATCTCATCACCTATCGACTATGAGTTTAGAGTTGACGAACCCATAGATACAAACTTCTTACATTACAATCAAGAGCATCTTGATACACTAGTGTTTCATATGACAACACCACATTTTTTGTTATGGACATCAGATGACAATGTGTGGTTAGAGGCAAATGATCATCCTATGACTGCTCTGGATAATAATATGGTTATGATTCCTGGTTGGGTACAACTATCTACATGGCCGTCTAAGGCAAGTATCGGATTCCAAGTAGTAGATAAAACAAAACCAGTAAAGTTTAGAAAAGGTGACCCTCTATGCAGGTTATCGTTCCACTCTCCTGACCTAGATGCAGAGGTAGACTTACAGAGAATAGAAGATCGTGCTATAATAGATGAGATACTAGAAATTTATGAGACAAAACGAGAGGAGGCAATGGATAACGGTAGTTGGACAGATAGATTGTTTAAGAAAGGTAAGTCAAAATGTCCTTTTGCAAGAATTATTTACTAAATACAATTAATAATTGATTTAAAACAATGAGTGTAGTGACTGAACCGACCGTTGATTGGTCGTCCGAAAAGATGGTAGAAGTATCATTAAGTGAACCAGATGATTTCCTAAAGGTTAGAGAAACCTTAACAAGAATTGGTGTGGCATCACGCAAAGAGAAGAAATTATATCAAAGTTGTCATATACTACATAAACAGGGGAGATATTTTATCGTCCACTTCAAAGAATTATTTGCCCTTGATGGAAAAAGAGCTAACCTTACTATTAACGATGTGCAGCGTAGGAATCGTATTAGTCAGTTGCTTGCTGATTGGGGACTCATTAGTATACTCAATGTAGATCAGATAGCTGATATAGCACCACTAAACCAAATCAAAGTATTGTCTTATAAAGATAAGGGTGACTGGATATTAGAAACAAAGTATAATATAGGTAGGAAAAAAACGGAGGAAGAGTGAAGAAATTTATTTTTGATGTTGATGGGACTTTGACACCTGCAAGAAAACAAATTGACGGAGAGTTCTTACCATTCTTCTCAGAGTTTGCTGCTCGCAATGATGTTTATCTAGTGACAGGTAGTGACAGAGACAAGACACTAGAACAACTAACACCATACTTGTACAACAAATGCACCAGAGTATACAACTGCTCAGGTAGTGATGTCTATGAAGGTACTAAGAATGTCTATAGAGATGACTGGGAGTTACCTACAGATGTAGAAAGACATCTAGAGAATGAGTTATTGTTTAGTAAGTTTCCTATTCGTAATGGTATTCATATTGAAAGAAGACCTGGCGGTGTAAACTTTAGCATACTAGGTAGAGCAAATACTTGTTTTATAGAAAGAGAAGAGTATGTCAAGTGGGACAAACTAACTAACGAGAGAGGAGAGATTGCTAGAAGACTTAGGTTGAAGTTCCCAGACTTAGAAGTGCAGATAGGAGGACAGACAGGTTTAGATCTAGCACCATTAGGAAGAAATAAAAGTCAAATACTTAGAGACTTTGAGACTAGTGATGAGTTGCACTTCTTTGGTGACATGATGGAGGAAGGTCAGAATGACTATGCTCTGGCAAAAGCAGTAGAAGAGAAGGGCGGTTTTCACTACCATGTAAAAGATTGGATGGATACCCGAACCAAGTTAGTCGGTATATCGGATAGACACTTAGTGGAGTCTGTGGTTAAATAGTATTGTTGCCTTCGGGGACACAATTTACACTCGCTTACTAAGGAGAACTATGGACATTCAGAAGTATCATGCTGCCGATCTACCAACTTTATTAGATCGTATTACTAAAAACAGCATAGGATTAGACAATTACTTTGATCAATTTTTCAACACAGAATTTAATACTAACTACCCACCATACAATTTGGTCAATGTTAGTAATGTTGAATCAAGACTAGAAATTGCACTAGCAGGATTTAAAAAGAAAGAAGTTAAAGTTTACACAGAGTATGGTAAACTAGTTGTAGAAGGGGACAAAGCAGAAAAAGACACCTCTGACTACGCACATAAAGGACTAGCACAAAGATCCTTTTCTAGATCATGGACTATTGCAGACGATACAGTTGTTAAGAAAGTATTGTTTGAGGACGGTCTTTTAACCGTCACACTAGGCAAGGTCGTTCCAGAACATCATGAACGAAAAGACTGGATTTAAACACAGGGGGTTTTCAACCCCCTTTTTTTATGTTATAATATAACCGTTGGACGCAACATGGGTGTGACTGAATAAACTTACTGGCAACCGCTAGTTAAGG